AGACAGACCCTACATCTACACTAATGCAGAATCGTGAAGCTATGTGGAATCAGACGGATATGAAATTGCAGTCCGGTGCTTTTGGTTCAGTTGGCGACCTTGAAACCGCAAGAGCTTACTGGACGATAATGAAGGCTAACGGCTATCCGAATGCTTCGGTTATCTTAAATCTCATTGAAGAGAGAATCGAGAAAGAACAGCAAATGGCTGCACCAATGGAGGAAATACCTAATGAAATGCCCGTTATGTAACGTAGAAATGAGAATAAAATCAAGTGATTACGTCATGAACGACGGAAACCTTTTCTTAAGACAAGTCCTTACTTGTAGAAAAAGGGACTGCCCTAATTACGAAAAGGACGTAAAGAACTTGTACGAACCATTAACGGTATCGGAAGACACGCAGGCAGAGGCAACAGAGCCGGAGCCGTTACCATTTACTGAACCCGTAGAAGAACCTTGATAGGTTATCGCACCGCATAGGTGCTTTTTTTATACAACAAATCAAGAGTGTAACGCATGGCGGGGTATGCTCCCGCCACACTCTACCTTAAGAAAGAGAGGTAGAGAATGAACAAAGGGTACAGAAAAGGAAACAGATATGAAACCGAAGGAAAAGTGACAAAGGTATTCTTTAACAACTGTGACGATTATTTTTTGTGCGACACAGAAGATGTTGAGCTGTTAAACAAACACACATGGCATAAAACAAGGAGAGGTTATGCTTCGGCATACCGTAATTACGATCATGTTTTTGCTCATGTCCTTTTAATAGGAGAAAAGCAAGGTTTAGAAATAGACCATATTAACCAAAACAAACTTGATAACCGAAAAGAAAATTTAAGGCACGTAAGCCACACAGATAATATACACAATGTTGATTATTCATTTAGAAAAAAGAGAAACCCAGCAACAGGAGTTGAATATCGTTGCGGAAAAACAAAAGAAACCTATATTGCATACATAAGTATTAATCACAAAAAATTACACCTTGGCTGTTTTGAATCGCTCGAAGAAGCAAAGAGAGCGCGACAAGAAGCTGAGGTTTTTTATTGGGGAAAACAGGCATAAGCCTGATCTCATATCTCGCAGCGACAGCGTAAAAATGCAAAAGAAAGGAAACAAATAAATGAATAAGAAAGACCTTTTTGCTATGAATCTTCAGTTTTTTGCTGATGAAGATAATAGCGCAGACGCAAACGAGACTGTCACCGTCGAACAGTCAGAAGGCGAAGAAGTAGCAGAAGCTGAATCCGAGGAATCCCAAGGCGATACAGAGGCAGTCGCTGAGCCTCAATTCCAAACAGAGAAAGCTAATGCAGCGTTCGCTTCTATGAGAAGAGAAGTAGAAGCAGCAAGGCAAGCCCAAGCAGAGATCGATTCAATGTTCACTAAACAGTTTGGACAATACACAAATCCTGAAACGGGAATGCCAATACGGAGCGCAAAAGATTACATGGACGCAATGGCGGCTCAGGAAAGAATGCAAGTACGTGAGCAGCTAAGAGAAAACAACATTGATCCTAATGTAATCGATTCTCTTATAGCGAACAGCCCCGCAGTACGCGAGGCAAGAGCTATGACAGCGGAGTTAAATTCTTACCGGGCAAACAACCTCATAGCAGAGGACTTTAAGAAAGTACTTGCGCTCGACCCTTCAAAAAATAGTGAAGAGGATATCATAAACGACCCGTCTTATGAAGCGGTTGTCGGATATGTTCAGTCGCACCCCGGAACAAGATTTGACGAAGCATACAAACTCGTAAACTTTGAAAGGCTTACAAACTCTAAGGGAGCAGCAGCAAAACAGGCCGCGATTAATGAAGTGAAATCAAAGAATCATCTTTCAACAGGAACGTCACTTGACATTCCTAACACAGAAGAAGAGATTCCCGCTTCAATGCTTGAAAACTTCAAAGAAACCTTCCCTGAAAAATCAATGAAAGAGTTGAAAGCCCTCTACAACAAAACAATTTCTTCAAGGAGGTAAATTATGCCTGACGTAATTATCAGAAGATCAGAAGGTCTTGCAAACAACGCGCAGTGGGATGAGTGGTCAACCATTCTCGACGCAGTTATTTATGATTCTTTTGCACAGCAGAACAACTACGACAATATCGTAAAAGCGCTTGCCATTGAGAAAGGTTCTAAGAGATGGGGCGAAAAGTCTATCACAATGGGAGGACTTGGCGACTTCCAGGCAAAGGCTGAGGGAGAAGCAGCAGCTCAGGACGAATACGAACAGGGCTACGAGAAATTCGTAAGACACGCTTCATTCGGACTTGAAGTTGATATCTCCAAAGAGCTTAGAGACGACAACCAGCTTGACGACGCAAAGCAGAAGGTTATCAATCTTGTACAGGCTTACAAGAGAACCCGTGCTAGACTTGCTACACAGGCTATCACACACGCAGTTGGAGCAGCAACTAAATACGAATTTAACAACACAGAAATTGACATTACAACAGGTGATGGAAAGGCACTCTTCAACGAGGCACACACACTTAAGTCAATCGAGGGAGCTACACAGTGCAACTACTTCTCAGATGTACTCGGCAGTGACACAACAGTGCTCAACAAGGCTTCAAACAAAATGAGAAACTTCAGAGACGACAAGGGCAATGTTCTTGGATTTGTTCCTGATACTATCATCCTTCCCGGTAATGATCCTGAGTACGAAGATTTCGTAAAGAGAGTTATCGGTTCAGACGGAGAAGTAGGAAGCGACCACAACGATATCAACACACAGAGAGGCAAGTGGAAACTCGTTGTTGACCCTGAGTGGACACCTACAATTTCTTCAACAAATCACCCTGTTATCCTTCAGTCTTCACAGGCTCTTAAGGCTCTTCAGGGAACAAAGTTCTATGACAGAACAAAGCTTGATATCCTCAGCAGAGAAGACGAGCACACAAGAAACCTTGCATATAACGGATTCGCGAGAATGTCGATCACATTCCCTAACTGGAGACACGTTATGTTCCTTGGTGCTTCTGAATCTTCAACATCACTTGACACAGCAACATCATACTAATAAGAAAGAATGGGGGCGGGAAACTGCCCCCGTCTTTTTAAGGAGAGATTATGTATATCGGTGAAAAATTTGAAAGAGACGGCAAAGTATACGAAGTCACTGCCGTTTGTGGAACAAATTACGCTTTTAAAGAAGTAAAAGAAACCAAAGTAGAGATTCCTGTTTTTGCAGACGAAGAGGAAAAGCCCGTAGTTAAGCGGGGAAGAAAGAAGAGTTCATAAAATGACTACTTGGAAAGATATTAAATTTACAACTTTACAGAAGATGTTTTCCATAACAGGATCACTGACGGAGATTCCTAATGATTCAGCGACCCAAGAGTATGTAAACGCAATGCCGCAAGCTTGTAACGAGGCATTAGAGCTTTTATCTACTGCGGGAAAATTTATCATCAAGGAATATTCGTACATTAACTATCCTTTTGAAAACCTTCTTGGAAAAGACACTTTCAAGACCGAGACGATTGTAAATGGAACAAGAGTTTATGAAATGGACGGCGCGCAGAGTTATTACTTTAGGATAGCGGGAACGCCTGATTCTTGTAAGTTATTTATCGGTGGTGTTGAGAGTATAGATTTCGAGGTTGATTCAGATGGATTTACGGTTTACAAAGGAAACATCCCATTTACGGGAGACGAGGAAGACACAACGGTTCAGATTGTTATTGTGGCTTCTTCTCCTGTCAACGTTGCTAATGTATGCTTTTATGACTGTAAATTTAATTCTGATGATAAAGTACCTCAGTATGAAAAATACATAAGGCTTAACCTTCCTGAGCTTAGACCTGATTTTTACCAGCTTGCGCCCGCTGAACTTTATTCACTTGGTTACACGGGAAATGACTACATCGTAGCAGACCAGTACTTCCAAGAGGCGGACAAGACCTTGGTAATTCCAAGAGATAAGCAAGGAACATTCATTATTCATTATAGGGCATATCCGCAACAGATTACCTTGGAAACGCCCGATGATGAAGTATTAGAACTTGATCCTGAAGTAGCAGCACTTATTCCCTTGTACATGGCTTCTCAGCTATATAAAGACGACGACAACGCTATTTCGACAGTTTATCGTAACGAGTTCGAGGTAGGTCGAGACGCTTTAACACAAGGGGCTTTAGTACCTAAAAAAGAGAAATTTATTCCTTCTAGTGGATGGGCTTAAAAATGGCGATTAGTTTCAGTATTCCAAAAAGTCCGGCTAAACAAGTTTATGAAGCTACAAACTTCCTTGGCGCAGATTTCACATCGGAAGCTTCTACGGTAGACGAGACAAAATCACCTAACGTAGAAAACATGATCCGTTCCGTACCGGGAAAAATCCGTAAAAGAATGGGCTATAAATTATTTGCCGATTACGGCGAGCCGATTTATGGCGTACATCATCTTTCAACAACGGATATATGGCTGATTCATGCCGGAAACAAACTTTATAACTTAACAGCTCCAAAAGGTTCAAAGTGGATAGACCATGTAAATAACTTTATCGTAGATCACGACGCTGAGCCTAACAACATTTTGTTTCAGACAGGCGATATCAGTATCACACTTATTTACACGGGAATGGCGCGGCATAAATCTGTCTCATTCCAGCTAAATCAAAAGCTTGTTATCTTGGACGGAACAAAGCTTAGGATATACGACGGAAGCACGGTAAGGCTTGCACAGGATATGGCATATATCCCTACGCTGACTATCTCAAAGAATTACAATGGTGGCGGTACTGATTACGAGCCTTTAAATCTTTTGCAGCCCGCATTTATTGAGCAGTTTCTTGTTAAGTCAGACCAAACAACAGTTAAGAGCTTCCAGTTAACTTTTGGAAATCTTGACGCTACAACGGTCAGAGCATGGCTTTTGAACGGTCAAGGACAATGGGTACAAAAGACAGAAGGAACAGACTTCTCGGTTAATAGAACATCAGGAGTAGTTACATTTACGAACGCCCCCGGTGCAAGTCCTATAACTGGTGAGGATAACGTAAAGATTCAGGCTTACCGTACTGTCCCCGGATATGCGGACAGAATTAACCATTGTACGATAGGCGCTATGTTTGGAGTAAACGGCGCGGGCGATAGATTGTTTGTATCAGGAAATCCCGACCAAGGTGTAAGCAATGGAGAGCTTTACACATATATTAACTGCGACTGGTTTTCACAGCAGTATGATCCTACGTATTTTGCGGATGTGTGGTATTCAAAGCTTGGAGCTGATACGTCGGCTATTATGGGATATTCCATTATAAATAACTACCTTGCAGCACATAAGGACTATAACGAGCTTACGCAGTCAATCCTTATTCGTGAAGGCGACTTGGTAGATGATGAACCCGTGTTTAAGCTTATCAATACTCTTCAGGGTGCGGGAGCTATTTCAAAGTACTGCTTTTCGTATCTTGCTACTGAGCCTGTTTTCTTAACACGCTTAGGAGTATACGCAGTTACGGCACAGGATATCACGGGTGAGAAATACGCTCAGGATCGTAGTTATTACCTCGAAGGTAAGTTATTAAAGGAAGAACACCTTGAAAACGCAATAGCTTACACATGGAAGGATTACTATATATTAGCAATAAACGACCATTTATACATACTTGATGGATTACAGCCTATTCATACTGACAAGTCAAGACCTTATGCGACACGTCAGTACGTAGGCTTTTATTTTACCAATGTTCCGGCGTCGTGCTTGTTTGAGATTAACGGAGAGTTATTTTTTGGCTCGACAGATGGAAAAGTTTATAAGTGGTATACGGACGAAAAAGACTTATTTTCTTATAATGACGCCGGAGAAGCTATTACCGCAGTATGGGAAACGGCTGATATTTCCGAGAAGCTTTTTTATAAGAAGAAAACTTACAGATATGTAGCACTTCGCTGTATGCCCGAGATATCATCTTCCGTTCAGATATGGGCGCAAAAAGAAGGTCAGTGGACACTTCTTAAGAATGATATCACAACACTTAAGTATTTTTCTTTTGAAAACCTGACATTTTCAAAGCTGACATTTTCGTGCAACAGAACGCAGAGAGTTACCGCCGCAAAAATAAGGCTTAAGAAATTACCTCATGTAAGGTTTAGATTTATCAACGATCTTGCAAATGAGCCTTTAGGCGTAAACGATTTTGCGGTTGAGTACACGCAAGCGGGAAATGTTAAGTAAGGAGGCTTTAAATGGCTTTTGAAAAAATAACCCCTGAAGACAAGGCGGGAAAAGGAGTAACAGGGCTTCCCGATACTCCGGCGCTTACAACGGCAGATATGCAAAGACAATTAGATTCACTTGCTAATCTTGCCATTGACGGGCATAACGAGCTTGTTGACGGATTAAATGACGAGTTGGCAGCAACTAACCTTGGTGCACAGGTTCCGGCGGGAATCACTGCTCAGGGAAACGTTCAGTCTATCATAAACTCAATGACTACTAATATAGCGCTTAATACAAACAACAGGCATTTCCACGCTAATAAAGACGCCTTAGACACTATATCGCAAGAGAATCTTAACGAGTATTCAAGGGTATCAACAATGCTTGGAAACATTGCTTCTGTTGCTTTTACAGTAATGGACAGCAACACAGCCATTCCTACATCAAAGGCAGTAATGAATTTCGTAAACAACTACGATTTCAAAAACCTTGTGCTTAGGGTTGCTTATCCTGTTGGCTGTGTGTTTAGTTCAAGAGGCACTAACCCCGGTTCAGTATTTGGCGGAACTTGGGAGGCAATCGACACAGACGCAGCAAACGTAACGCGGTATATCCGTACTTCATAAGGAGGTAAAAGATGGCTAATATTCCTATAAGTTCGCTTCCGGCGATTACCACGATCACCGACAGCCATTACCTTGCTGTTGATGACGGAACGACTACTAATAAGATAACCGTAGAAAACTTCAATGCTACGGCGACTGCTTCTGCTGCTCAGTACGCAGAGGCAGCGGCAGCAAGCGCAAGTTCAGCCTCAGACAGTGCAGATTCGGCTCTTGATTCAAAGAACGAGACAGCTAATCTGATTGCTTCAGCACAGACTATTGAGACGAACGTTCAGGCGTATGCGACAGCGGCTTCTAATAGTGCTAATGCGGCAGCTTCAAGCGCAAGCACAGCGGGAAGTAAGGCAACACTTGCAGAAAATAGCGCGGCTAACGCGGCGCAGTATGCAGACGCGGTTGTATCTTATGCGGTAGAATCAAGGTCTTTTGCGGTCGGAGGAACAGGAACGCGAATTAATGAAGACACAGATAATGCTATGTATTACTCTAATTCGGCTCATGTATCTGCTCAGGACGCAAGTACAAGCGCTAGTAATGCGGCAACTTCTGAGACTAACGCGCATACATCGGAAACTAACGCAGCGTCCTATATGTCGCAGACAAGCACTTTAAAGACACAGGTTGAAGCAGACGCGGCGGCAACGGCTGATTATGCGGGTGAAGCTAACGCAGCAAGACAGTACGCAACAAGCGCGGCTGATTCTGCAAATACAGCAAAAACAAATGCAGAGACAGCAGCAACACAAGCACAGGGAGCGCTGGACGCTATAAGAGC